TCATTCCCAAGATCCATCGTAACACTCGATTGTGCTACTGGACGGTTTGACCAGCGTTTCTTCCTTTGCTTACTCGTCTGTTTTTGATAGAGCTTAACAAGATCTTGAACATTTTTAGTGTTCTGAGTGTGTGTGATGACTGAGTTATCAATGGCACGGGTCATTTCCGTATCGATGCCAAAGACCGTTTCTGTTGTGTTCAAAAAATTCTTAGTAAGAAATGTGTTTTCGAAGCCAGGGTCTTCCTTAGTACACCTGCTCTTATGAACTTTTTTGGGGGATTGCTTTACCCCTCTGTAAATACAGACTTCGGAGGAACGCTCCATAGCGGTCGATCCCCAAGCGTCCACGCTCCATGACGTTTGCAGTTCAATTTCATTGACATGACAGTAACTACGCTTGGTTTCAATCGTTTCGGACTTTTCAGTCGCTGGCACGATTTGTTGAGCCAAAAGCTTCGGGGATGCCTCAATAAATCTCCGGATCATACGATACCAGGAGGGTCGAGGGTTCTCTTCCATTCGAACACGAAGCTCATCACTTTTTGGGATATCATCGATCAGACTCCAAATCTGATCGTAGAATTCTCTCCCATGGAAGAACGCTTCAGCCTAAGCTGAGCAGAGTGCAGCTGCGAGCTGCTCGTCGGGCGATACCGCACCCGAAGGAATTGTGTAAACCATCATCTTATAGATACTCTCTTTTTCAAGAGCAGCTACCTTCAGACCCGGAAAGGCCTCATGATCCACAAATTTCCTCTTCAGAAAAGACACCTCTTTCAAGGAGATGTATGGGACACTCTCTGCGGTTTTATCCGCCATAGTGTAAACAATTCCCATTCCAGAAAACACACCTTGGATAGAAGTGTGATTATACTCTGGACATTCTGGAGAAACCTTGAGATACACATCATCTCCAAGGGTATCACGATAAACTTTCTCGAAAAATTCATCAGCAATCTCATCCAGATCAAAGTCTTCCTCAAATAAGTCTGGCATCTTCTTGCACAACGCTTCCAACATAACAATGACGAAAGCATACATGTGCAAAAGATTATTTGCCACAGAATTGAAAGGTGTAGTCATCTGTTGACCCGACGCCTCTCCACCAAGCAACGTGATAAGCGTACCAAAGAAATTAATCGTTGGATTCACAGTATCCGCAAGCAAAGTGTCCAAAACCATCATCTCTTCATCAGGATAGTTCTTGG